GGGTAGTTGAGTAAACGCCTACGCATACGTTATTCACGCGGTAGTTGCAATCGTGCCACCGTCTTAGGTACACGCAGTCATGTTTGCTTGCATACTGCTTATCAGGATTACACTCCTGACCGTGGCTAGAGTATGCCTGCACTACATCCTCCACAGTTATGCCAGGGTAGGTTAGGACACCGTCATCGCCAAGGCACTGTGAATTTGGGTTTAGCACCTGTCCAGCACGAATTGCTGCTTCGTGTTGAAAACACCGATGAGTCAAGGTCTCATCTGCGTTTGTGCCACCGGAACCAGAACCCATCCCATGAGGCCCAGTTCTAATCATCCCGTAATCGTAAGCTAGAGGTATATTATACTTTACGGGGAATACTGTAGTTAACCATTCATCCAAAGAACCTTTATCAAATAGAAATTCAATGCACTGGCGCGCAGTTTCCTGACAGGTTCTGTTGAAGTGTTGGTCGAACTTACTAAAGTCTGTGCAAATCACTAAATCATTGGGACTTTTGGAATCGAACATCCTAGTGATCGCCAAATCCACTGCTTCCATGCCAACCCAAGCAGGAACATGTGGATTCAAAGAATGCTGCATAGCCTCAATTAGAGGTTGATAGACCTGCAGCTCGGCGATGTTGACAGCAAAGGGAAACATCCACACAACCCTCTGTTTAACATCACTCTTCTTTGGTCCTCCTTCTTGCCCACGCCAACCCAAAACAGCACAACTACCCCAAATGTCATGGTCTGGTCCAATAACCTGAGTGTTGTGTGTTTTGATAGCAACAGGACATGTGTCATCAACAACCCTGTTACGTTTAGTAAAGTATGGGGAACCACTGTTAGTAGACTTTTTCATTAACCTAACAGTTCGCATCTGAGAACGCATTCGGATGCCGGCAACATCCTTCCATTCAGCACAAGCCCGAGAGATGGCTTCAGTGCTAACTGGAACTTGATCTATGGAGATTAGATCATAGTAATTGTCAATATCTTTCAATCTATCCTTTAATGGTTTCATGACTGACATTGGCCCGACCTTCTTACCGAGGTCAATTTCAAAGTTGTACAGTTCAGGGTACTTGTCCTGAATACTGGTCAACTTCGATTCCCATTCCTTCAAGAGCTGTGGTAATGCAGTCCCATTATAGAATGGTGTCCGATAATCATCAGGCTGACCTTCTTCAACATGATTGAAGTAAGCCCGTAAGCCTGGATTTGGTAACTTAAAGTAGTTACTAAACTTAGTTTCTTGCTTAATCATAAACAAGAACTCCTTTCGAAAATAATTACAGTTTTGTGCTAACT